ACATGAAACATCATTGTCACCTCTGGCATCATATCCTGAGATTCTAGTATGGTTAGGAATTTCCCAATATTTAAATTGGTTCTCCATATAAGTTCGTCTATCAGTATCACTATCAAGATTCAACCAATAGACATGTGGAAAGTTTTTTAATTTAAATGCAGACTTATTTTTGTCAAGCAGTAATTCTTGTCCAGCCATCGGGAATTAAATCTTTGGTATCGTTGTTTTTAGTATATCCTTCCTCACCAAACCATCGAGATGGTGCAATAACTTTCTTGTCCTTGTTAGAAGATAGCCATGCGCCCCACCAAGAGAAGGAAGAGTTGGCAATGATAAAATCATCACAAAGGGTCATTAGACACAGATCAACCCTATTGTCAGTGTTCTCAGAGATCATGAATCGATCATCAGAGAACAACTCTTGCTCACTACACCATGCAGGGTCATCAGAGAACACAATTACATTTCGATCATCATCAAAATGTTTTAGTGCAGCCTCATAATAATCAAGAGTGCATGGAGGATGATTAACACTGTTCGTTATATAATCAGTACGACGAACATGTAATGCAATAGGATTATCTACAGAAGCAATCATTTCTTTGCAAGGATTTAGAATATCATCCTTGAAAGTAAAGTCTTCGCGAATTTCGTCTTCAATGTGCTTGAAGTATTTTTCTGATTGGAAGTATCCAATTAGACTTACATGATCAGGGCACAGTTTAAAAAGTTCTTCATCAAAGTGAAAGAATCTTTCTTTTACAGATGGAGCATGTCCATTATTGAGAAAGCCAGTATTAACTTTCAAATCAAAAGAATCAAATAGTTCTGACCTAACCATATTCCCAAGACCATCATCAACTGGTTGTTCATGATATGGAATACAGAAATCTACTCCAGTATTTCTTGCAATGCCTTTTAGTGCTGCATACTGGAACATTTGATTGGCGAATCTTCCCATTCGCCCCAGAGCATTAAAACCTATCATTTCAGTTGTGCCTTTCTTATTTGTAGATACTCCTGGTTCTCATAATAACTTACCAGCTGCTTTCTGTCAAATGTTTTGATCTTATGCCACAGTTGATAGTTGTTATTAAAGTTGGGATTGCTGAACCAAGAGTTATGTGTCCTGGAGTGCTCTAAATGGTAAACATAATCATTGACTCTCTTAATACGATTACCAAGAACACTCATACGATAATAAAATTCATCATCCTCACATCCCCATGAGACGAAGTTCTCATTCATCATGAAACTGTCAATATACTTCTGACGATTTACAAACTGAGTCCATCCAATTGTTGAATTAGATAATCTCTTTTTCTTATCAAGAACTGACACATCGAGTTTATTGATAAACTCATTATAGATCTGCATATCGTAGTCTGCACACCACTGATAGATACCAGACTGATATGGGTACACCACATCTGCATGTCCATCATTGATTAAACTGTAAGCTTCATGATAAGAACTGATTGGTAAAATGCAATCAGCATCATAGTTTGCAACGACTTTTGTGTCCGATGCAATGATAAGATCATTTAATACTTTACTCTTGCAAAATAAGGGTTCGTGATTCTCCTCAAAAATGTGTGTGAGGTTATCTACGTTTGCATACTTCTTAATTTCAGGTAGAGCCCTGAACTTAAACAGTGATCTATTGGATACTTCTTTTACAATAACTTTAGCAGGAACATTCCTGAGCAAGTAAGTTACTGATGAAATTATATTCCTAAGTCTATCTTCAGTCTCAATCCTTGCAGGAATGAGAAATGTCAAATCCATCATACTCTAACGACCTCACGATTAACTCTTACAGTTCCAGGAAAATAGTAACCAGATGTATCTAGGTGATTCAGCGCAGGACCAAACCAAGGATCTGGAATATAGACTTTCTTATCTTTACTTTTTCCTAGGTATGCCATCCACCAGGAGAATGTACTGTTGGCAATGATGAAGTCTGAGCAAGAGGCACCTAGACACATATCGTGATGAGCCTTCTCATTCTCTTCTCTTTCTTCGTCATTGAAGATAAAGTTACTACCTGTGAAAATAGTTTTACACCATTCAATATCATCAGATATGACAATGTATTGACGATCTTTTCCAAGGTCATCAATACATCCTTTATAGTATTCTTCTGTACAAATAGCATGATAATCCTGAACTCTGATAAAGTCCTTACCACGTCTGATGTTTAGACATACTGGATTATCTGTATTGTGTTTCTTATGAAATGCTTCTGCAGTTTCTAAGTAACTCTCCTTGAAAGTAAAATCTTTCTTTACCTCTTCTTCTGCGTTCTCAAAATACTTATAACTCTCAAAGTGGCCATGAAGACTTGCATTGTCTGGACACTCATTGAATAGTTCTTCGCAGAATTCATGCTGATGAACATCAACATCATATCCATCAACTAAACCAAATCTACCATTAAGATGATTTAGTTCAAACAAATGTTGTAAATGGTGATTTACCGTAACGATATTGTCACCAACATGTTTATGAAACCATGTCACATCAGAATGATCTGGAATACAATGTTCATATCCCAGATTCTTTGCAATACCTACTAACGACGCATACTGAAACATCTGGTTACCAAGTCTACCCTTGGTCCCCAGTTTATTCATCCCAATCATATTCAATCCCCTTTGATAAGTCTATAACTATCTTCGTCAAAATGCTCTGTAGAAAATTCAAACAATTCAGTATCTTCTAGAGCAATCATCTGATGACGCATTCCAGTGGGGACATGAAACTTGTCTCCCTTCTCTAAAGTTGCAACAGAAGCCATATCAAGCATATCGCTCCACCCATAGTAGATTTTAATTTTTCCACTCTGGACATAAAATACTTCATCTTTAATCTTATGCATGTGCCAGGAGCAACGCTTACCTTTTACCATATGCAGAATCTTTCCACAGTACTGATCACAATTCACAATCCATTTTTCATAGCCCCATCCTTTAGGGACTAATTGAATTGCATCAGTCTGTTTCGGTCTTGAAGAAGTCATTATCATTTACCCCTTTGTCATCAATGTAATAATCTCCAGAAGGTTTACCAAGAAACAATTGATGATACCTACATCCCCACAAACTTAATTGTATCTCTGTAAGTTCGTAAAATTCTTCTCTTGCTTTGTCTGCATTGTTCTTATGCCTACCCATTCCTCTGGCAGTAAGATATACGACTGTATGACCTTCATCGTACAACCTATTTATTTTATCAATTCTATCTTGAATTGGCAATGCTTGTGTATATCTTGTCTCCTCTGTTTTGCCAGGAGTACAGATAGTTCCATCAATATCAACAACGTATCTCATATACTTTGAATTTTACTAATAATTTTTGAAGATGAATACCCTCCAACTCTATTGAAGAACCTTACTTCCTTTGCATACTCACGACCAACAACATCACCATCTCTCCAGTCACCACCAACAACTAGAACATCAGGAGTATAGAATTGAATCAACTCCTCTAGTTCTTGACGACTACCGAAAATATGAATCTCGTCAATATACTTAATGCTCTGAAGCATCGTATATCTGAAGCAGATATCATTGATAGGTCTAGAATAGCCTTTGTCTTTTTTTACTTTTTCATCACTATCAATACCAACAATCAAACGATCTCCAAGAGACTTACATGCTCTGAATAGTTCGATATGTCCTGGGTGAAGAATGTCAAAGCATCCATTTGTCCAGATGGTTTTCATTTAAGATAATCCTCTACAGTAGTAAATTTGTAATCACCCCATGTTGGTTTTGCACAGGTATAATCTTGATACTTCCCTTTCAGGTGATCTGGGAATGGAATGTATTCAATCTCTCCATTATACTTCTTTGCCACACATTCTGCAACATGTTGGAAACTTACAGGTTTACTAGTGCCAAGATCATAGATACCAGACTTCTTTTTATTATTGAGAACTAGATCGACAATATCATCAACACAAATAAAGTCTCTCAAGAACTTATCAGATCCTTCAAACAATTTAAGTTTACCAGTTTCTTGAACTTGCTTTGCAAATTTACTAACTGGGCTTGCTTGATCTCCTTTATCATCTTCTCCATCACCATAGACATTGAAGTATCTGAATCCTTGAATGAGAGGAAACTCATCCATATGATCCTGTACCCAATAGTCAGTGGTTACTTTAGATAGAGCATAGTAATTCAGGGGATTAATAATACCTTGCTGATTACCATAGACAGATGCAGAAGATGCATACTTAACAGGAATATTATGCTTTGCTGCTTGCTCAAATAACCATTCACTATATTCAATATTATATGTGAATATCTGTTTTAGATTGGTATTGGTTGTAGATGACATTGCACCTTGGTGGATGATGCACTCCACATCTTTCCAGTTGTAAAAGTTTTTTCTCCAATGCCAACTATCGTTCTTCTCTACTTCAATAACTTCTTTACCAGCATCTTGTAGTGCCTTAAGGAACTTTTTACCAATGAATCCTTGAGATCCAGTTAGAATAATCATAATACAGCAACTCCTTTTTGTGCTACAACTTTCGATGCACACTGATTGGCAAACTTAATACTCTTCTCAATGTCTTCTGTTTCAATATATTTTACCACTAATCCAGCCATAAACGTATCTCCTGCGCCAGAAAGATCCTTTACTTCAACCTTTTTAGTGGGGTATTTTCTCTCTGCAAACTCACATCCCTTTCCACCCATAGTATGAATAATCTTATACTTAATATCTTCAGTTAGATATGGTTCAGAATTACGATATTCATAGTCATTGATCTTGATGTATCGTGCATCTTTTACCCAAGGACCAAGAATTTTCTTAGTGTCGATGAAAACGTTTGAATGATTAGTACAGATATATTCAATATCTTCTTCCAATAAGAATCCCTTATTATAATCAGAGATGACAATCAGGTCATAACCAAAGTCAATATCTTTGACATTAATTCTTGGTATTGATTGAGTTGTATCCACACGAAAGAACATGTGATTACTTTCTTTGTGAACATACCTGGTCTTGGCAATTTCATACCAGTTTGTATTGGTGTTAATATCAATTGCATTACCCAACAAACTCTCAATATTCCTACGAACATTGCCAGCCATGCCAGGGTTCTCCCTCTGGTCAACAATATTCAAGACAGGAACAGGTGCTTCAGGGCACAATCTATTAGAATCACAGTAAACAAATACGTCTCTGCAAGTCTCACCAATGACTAAAATTCCACTCATGGATTACCAATATAAGGCTTATAGAAATATGCAATATCTTCTGGTGGATGTGGATTAAAGTATGCATACATGAATCCAGAGTTTCCACTCAATAGATTGGATTTGATATTCTGATCATGAGTCTTCACAAATAGTTTTTCTTTTGGAAGTCTCTTTGCAGAAAGTATAGCACAGAAAGAATCACATCCAGCATAGTAATCACAATATGCTACAAGATTAATGATATGTTGAATATCAGGATTTACTAGAAGTTCAAAGTTTGTTAATGGAACATCAATCTCACGATCAGCGACAACGATAACTTGTTTGCCAGTTTCCTGAGACAGATCCTCTACAAACTGCCAATCAGATTCTGTGATGCTAGCAATGTCTTGCCTTGGTCGAGTTGATGTTGGATAGTGGAACAGAATGTAATCACTATACCCAGGATCCTTAGCATTCTTTAGAAAAGAAGATCCATGAAACTCTGCAGTTCCATTTCTAACATCATCACACACTTCAGCAAAAGTTCCAGCAACATCAATTGCCTGAACATCATTTGCGCTTAAATCAAATAGACTCAGACCAATATTAAAGTTTCTGGGAAAGTCAGGCCTGAAATGCCAAAAGGGAGCAGCATTAGGATCAAGACTCCTCATTGCATTTGCTCCCACCTCATCGTCAATAAAGTATTGTGTAGTGACGTTAGGGTATGATGGATTATTTTTAAAGAGTGGGGCTAAGACAGTACCAAATCTACACGCCCAATAAATCTCAGTGATGCTCTCTCGTTCTTCATTAACGAGAAGGGAATCGAGACACAGCATGTCTCCAATTCCCACAGAAAGATATGTTTTCATCAGAAGAATTTTTTGTGTTCAACAATCATACAAGGTCTATCACTTTCTTGTGCATAACGATATGCAGCAAGGACTTCATCAGGAGTTTGAGGGTCAAACACAGGGAAGTCTACAAGGTGACGGAAACCATTAGTAAAGTCCTGTTCATGTGTAGGACCAGAATAGAAGAGAGTGCTGTCATCAACAACAGTTTTGAAGATCACAGGACACTTGAACTCGCCATGAGAAATTCTTTCAATCTTATCTACATGATTAACAATAGCATCTGCAGCAACAAGCATAAAGTCATGTCGTTCAAAGTAAACCACAGGCCTGAATCCTTCAAATGCCATACCAATTGCAAGACCAACCATTAGGTTCTCTGCAACAGGTGTTTCAATCTTCTGATCAAGGTTCACGCTTTCAAGTGTTCCCATCGCATCTCCAGGAACAATACTATAACCAATGAAGATATCTCCTTGATCACCCATCTCAGTCATTGCTAGAGATACAGAGTCTTTGAATGAGAGACCTGCTTCTTTGATATCCAGATCTGTAGAACGTTCTTCAAGAAGAGGGAAATACTCTTCATCAGTCTTCATGACAGACTTCATCACATCCAGGGGAGCAAAGTTTCCTGTGCGAATGTGTGGACGATTCTTAGTATAGTGATAACGAACAACGCAATCAGGCCATTCAAGATCCTTATCTGTACCCCAACGTGATGCCTTAGATGCATTCACTGCCATACCATCATCTTCAATGACAAAGGTGACAGGAAGATTCCATCCATCAACATATCGAACTGCTTCTGCAAAGTGACCAGTATCTTCAATACCATCGCCAACGAAGCACCACACACGTTGATCAGACTTCTTTCGTTTCAGAGCCCAACCAATACCAACAGCAATACCAGGAGTACCACCAATGATTGCAGACACATAGAAGTTACGTTCGCGATCAAACATGAACATGCTACGACCATCACGCATCTTCTGTTCTACTTCTTCAGGAGGAATTCCATGAAGAAGTGCATGATAAGAGTTTCTGTGAGTAGAGAGAACATAGTCCCCTTCATTAATATCAGCAAAAATATCAATCAGTTGTTGCTCATTACCACCACACAGGTGAACTGTAAAAGGAAGATATCCAGCATCATGTACTTCTGCAATATGATCTGAAAATTCACTCAGTTTCTCTGGCGTCCATTCAGTGCCTCTCATGCGTTTGTTTCTCCTATTTCAATAATGATTCTACCAGCATTTCCGCTTCTAAGCAAGTCAAATGCTTCGTTTACTTGGTCTAGTTTAAATGTATGGGTGACGAATTGATGCACATCAAGAATACCTTCCTGATGCATTTTGACATAACGAGGAATGTCCTCTGCAGGGTTTGTCTTGCCTCCCTGAGTTGCCTTAATGGTTTGACCCATGCCACTGAACAGATTAACTGCATTCATGACTTCTACACCCCTTCCAGGTGCAGGTTGGCCAACCAGAATCATACGACCCGTACCTGATAATTTAGACACGCAAGCACTGATGACTTCTGGGATACCAGTAGTATCAATAATCACATCAAGTTTTTCATTGATATCTGAAATACTTTCTACAAAGATAGATGCTCCTGCAGTAAAGCAAAGATCTCTTTTATTTGAATTATTATCAATTGCATAGATTGGACATGCACTCTTTAATGCTGCACCCTGAAGAATATTCAGGCCAACACCACCACATCCAACGACAGCAATGCTTTCACCAAACTTTAGATCTGCTTCATTGTCAATAATACCCATAGCAGTTGTAAGAGCACATCCAAGGATGGCACAGAGATCTGGAGGAGTGTCATGAGGAACAGTAGTAACTCGATTCTCAGAAACGATTGAATACTCACTGAGAGTAGTACACTTACCACTCGTCATCCATTTATCATCCATCAGGTATTTGGGAAATGGAGATTCAATACCACTTCCAGGTCGCCAATGCATAACAACCTTATCACCAACCTTTACAGTGGTGACACCTGGGCCAACTTCCTCCACGATTCCACATCCTTCATGACCCATCATGTGAGGGAGAAACTTCTCATTACCTTTATGGCCACGAATCTCATGAAGTTGTGCTCCACAAAGACCACTAACAAGAACCTTGACTAAGACTTGGCCAACTTCAAGTTCACTCAACTCTACATCATCTCTGATTGATAGTGGAGAATTAATCTTTTCTAATACTGCTGCTTTCATTTTAATTGATGTATGTCCACTTTTTGCTGCAATGCTCTTTCATATATGAAAAATCATTTGCTCTATTCTCTGGAGTTGGTTTAGCATAGATGTAAACCTTTTCCAAATTTAGTTTCTCTAGAATATAATATACTGACGTTTCTACTGTATGAATTTCTTCGGCATTTTCAAAAATCTTGATCCAATCAAATAAGGTTACACCTTCATAGAAATCCATGTATACATTTGGATATTCATTATTGGTTTTTATATCTTCTCTCTTACCAAAATTGGGATAGGTGCCACAATTGTTATTGATTAGATTATATGGTTTTGTAATATCAAGACCAATCTTTTCAATCAAAGCATCTTCTCTTTCTTCATTGCGAGAGAAATTAAAGTACTCCTTCCAATCATCATAGTCAACACCACAGAAGTCATACTTCATGTGACCATGGCCTAGTGGATTGTTGTGACGCTTAGAAGTCTTCTGAACGTAATCTGCTGTCTGAAGAGGTACAAATAAAAACTGATCGTTGTTTACCATGTAGATACTGTTTGTATTATAAACATTCTTATAATCAAAATCAGAATTCTCATCAACAAACTCCACATTATCTGCGATCATATAATCTTTCAGATAAGAATATGTTGATGCTACAGGCCAGATGACTTTCGTACAATCAGTCCCTGACAAAACAGACTGTGCAATTTTTTGACAGAAGAAAATATCACCAATTCCTGCTGGTTGTTTAATTACACAAACTTTGTCGCTCATTCAACAAATGCTCCAATCACATAGTCTTTATGTTCATTGATTGTTTGATATTCAACAATCGTATAATCTGGATTTACAGAAAGAATCTTATCTTTGAGTTCTTGCTTGTTTTGTGAGAAATAAACAGGTACATCATCAATCAAAATACTGTGATTCTTAATTGGGGATGTTGCAATAATATCAAGTTCTTCAAAGGTAGGTACGCCACCACCTTCACCATGAGCATCAAGCCAGAACAAAGATTTCTGATCAAGTTGTTTTACAATGTCAGGGAAGCAATCTAGAGAAGTTCCATTCCAAAGATAAACATTATCATTATTCTCATACTTATTCATACAATGATTATAACGATCTGTCATAATCTCACAACTAAAGATTTTATCAAATCCAAGTTCTAGTGCAACATCAACACTACCACCAAGGTGAGTGCCAGTTTCTACAAAATACTTACAATCTCGTTTAATTCCAAGATCTTCATAAATGTAGTGCATGGGATTCTTTCCCTCTGCGGCCGCTCTGTTGTAAAGTTCTCTGCTCATTTAAAATAGGTCTCCCAAATAAAGTCTTCAAGTATTTCCATAGACTTAGTGATTTCTAAGTTCTCTTTGATTGCATCCATCTTACTATAGTAGATTTCTTCGGATACATCAAACTCTTCTGATAGATCAATGATGCCATCCTTATTGAAAACATCTCCAATATTTGGAGCACCATAGTAAACAGGAATGGTTCCTGTTGCAAAACAGTCTAATAGTTTCTCAGTGAAGTAGGTTTCATATGATGCATTCTCAATTGCGATAGAGAACATGTAATCACACAGACCTTCTTCCTTCTTGGCGATTTCAGTAGAGAATCCTCTACCAAAGAAATCAACCTGATCTCTGAATCGTTCTACCCATTCAAGACGCTTACGATGACCATCGCACATGTTTTTGTTTGATGCAATCATCGAGATCATCTTGGTCTTATCATAGACCTTAGGTTCTTTGATCCATGTACCTTGTGCAGGAACCCACTTGAACTTAGTTGGATCAATGTTGATGAGTTCTTGATTATGAGTGAAAATCAAATCAAACGATTCGACCATTTGTTTCCATCCACCACCTTTCACAAAGTCTGTAATTTGCGGAAGAATAGCAGCAGACTCAAGAATCCATGCATACTTAGGACCTGGCATACTATCCTGAAGGCCAAGTCCAATGGCAGCATCCACATAGAATGTACCATCACCACCCTGATCAACCCATTCAGTGAGTTTAGATTCTTTTCCTGCTACTGAACATCTAGGAGCATCAATATAATTGAATGTATCTCCTACAAGATTAAACTTATGCTTTGCCATTAATTTGCTCCACAATCCAATTATATGTCTTATCGATTCCTTCTTCAAGAGTCTGAGAATAATCCCATCCCAGTTTTTCACGAATCAGATCATTATTAGAGTTACGACCACGAACACCAAGAGGACCATCAATGTGAATCTTATGAACTGTTTTGCCAGAAACTTTAGCAGCAGTATCTACCAGTTGATTGATAGTTACCATCTCTTCAGATCCAATGTTCACAGGGCCCATGAAGTCACTATCCATCAATCGTCTAGTTGCTTCAATACACTCATCGATGAACAAGAAGGATCTTGTTTGTTCTCCATCGCCCCACACTTCAATAGCACCACCCTCTGTTGGGAGGTAAGCGACTTTACGGCAGATTGCTGCTGGAGCCTTTTCTCTTCCTCCATCCCAGGTTCCTTCTGGTCCAAAAATGTTGTGATAGCGAGCAACTCTAACAGGGATCCCATGATTACGATTGTAAGCAAAGTACAAACGCTCACTAAAAAGTTTTTCCCATCCGTATTCTGAGTCTGGTGCTGCTGGGTATGCTGATTCTTCACGACAGTCAGGGTTATCGGGGTCAAGTTGGTTGTGTTCTGGATACATACATGCTGATCCAGAATAGAAAATCTTAGTCTTATTTCCTACAGTCTCATTGAACTTACGTTGTTCTTCAAGAACGTTCAGGTTGATGGACACAGAGTTGTGCATGATGTCTGCATCATTCTCACCAGTGAAAACAAAACCAGCTCCACCCATATCAGCAGCAAACTGATAAATCTCATCAAAGGGAAGATGATATCTATCAGGGACAGAGTTATAGAAGTTTCCCTGATCTCCTTTGAATCGAATAACACGACGAACAAATTCTACGTCACGCAGATCTCCAGTGACAAATTCATTCGCTTCTGATTTAGAAAACTCAGTATGCTTTAGGTCAACACCACGCACCCAGTATCCTTCTGCGCGTAGGCGTTTCACCATATGACTACCAATAAAGCCACCTGCACCAAGCACTAGTGCAGTCTTCTTATATTCACTCATGATAAATTCGCTTTGTACAAATTGATAACCTCTTCTATATATTCTATCATAGAATCGGTGATAACAGGAGAGCATCCAACAAAAAATACATTATCCAAAACTTTCATTGCGTTTGGATAGTTGAATGCAGACTCCAAATGTCGATATGCAGGATGTATCAAAAGATTACCTGCAAAGTAATTTCTAGTTTGGATCTTGTTCTTTTCTAAGAATTGAACAAGTTCAGTTTTATCCCCATCACAAATAATAGGAACACCAAACCAACTCGTCTCAGCATTAGGATGTTCGCCAACAACACGAACTCCAGGAATGCTTTCAAAGATCTTATGTAGTTTTTCTTTGTTAGATCGACGCTTCTTATGAATCTCATCAAACTTCTTGAGTTGAACAGATCCAATAGAACCAAGCATATCAATTGGTTTCAGATTATATCCAATCTGACCAAAGACATACTTATGATCTACAACCTTATCATACCCAGTAAGCCACTTATCAAATCGCTTACCACAAGTTCCACAACTCAGAAGGTTCTGAGAACCAACACAATAGCAGTCTCTTCCCCACCATGCAAAACTACGTGCAAGGTCAACAATCTCTTTAATGTTAGAAGAAACCATACCACCTTCAATGGTGGTAATGTGATGAGCAGGATAGAAAGAACATGATGCAGCAACAGCATGATCTGTTAGATAATGTCCTTTCCACTTACTTCCAAGACTATCACAGTTATCTGCAATTAGTTCCAATCCAAACTTATCACAAATATCCAGAATGTCATCATAGTTATATGGATTGGCAAGAACAGGCGAAGAGAATAATGCTTTAGTTCTTGGAGTAATTTTTTTATAGATTTGATCAATGTCCCAGTTGAGATCAGAGTAATCAATATCAACAAAGACAGGCTTCAATCCATTCTGAATGATGGGGTTTAGAGTTGTAGGAAAACCACAAACAGATACAATAATTTCATCACCATCAACCCACCCAAAATATTTCTTGAGTGCTGCAATCATCACCAGGTTCGCAGAAGAACCTGAGTTGACCATGACAGAATGTCCAAGGTTGAACTTCTTAGAGAACTCCCTTTCAAACTTGTTTACGTTCTCACCAGAAGATAACCACTTTCCTGTAAGGAAAGTCTTCATAGCAACTTCTACTTCTTGATTGTCCCAGTAAGGACCAGAGTAGAAGATATTACTTTCTCCCTTTACATAATCTTTGTTGTACAGATATGGAAAGAAATCTTCCTCTGTCTCAAAAAGATTATCAATGAATCCTTTAATCTGTTCTTTCATTTCAGTCTACAATGTATGAAAAGTTTTCTTTTAAACATCCTTGCCAGGCTAATTGGAGCACTCTTTCAAACCAATGTGCTTCAATGGGATTATTACTATAATCAGTATAGTCCATAATCTTTTTATAGAAGTTTTTACTATACTTCAAAATGCAATTTTTGGGAACAGCATAATTTGCCCCAGGTGCAAAACTAAGAAATTTAGGGATGTCATTATCTTCAACTTCAAATAGATCTTTGATAAATTCTCTAAGACTAGAAATCCTAGGATAGATTTTCATCAATTTGATCTCTTCTATTTTTTCTCTTTCGGTTCTATCTTCCCATTCCATGGGTTGTGCAAACCAATTATTATTAACTAGATAAGGAAAATACGATTCGCATAATGTTCCACCATCAATAGGAACAAACCAATTAGATTGCAATGCGTATATGAATCGTTCTTCTGTAGTATAGTTTTTTTGTAAGAGATTGCCTTTGATATGAATCATCATATCAGGAAGATTATCATAATGATCTACAATATATCTACCAATATCATATGGATTAGATCCAACATTGGGAGAAGGAATAACTTTACCTAGATGTTTAATATCTGCCTTCCCTTCAAAATTATCAGGAGTTCTATCATAGATCAAAGTATTGCTTGGAGAAAATCCATGATCATATGTCATCTTCAGCCACTCAAGATCATGATTGGCATGATTACTGACTACAAGTGTTTTAGTAGGCATATTTAAGATATTTTTATTCATTCTATCACATCACAAAGAGTTTGCAAACCTTGGTAGAAACTCATCTCACATGAGAATCCAAGGTCTCGCAACTTCTCAGTATTTAGTGTCATATTTTTAACCTGAATATGCTTTTGATTTTCAGGCATTGGTACATCAATCAATTCACTTTTACTTCCAAGAATATCTCTAGCAGTTGTAATGATAGATCTAAAAGACTGAGAAGTTCCAGATGCAATATTATAGATCTCGTTTACTTCTCCCTTTTCGATAACCAGATCAATGGCCCTACAGACATCATTGACTGACATATAATCCTTGAGATAGTCTCCTCCATCAAACAACTTGATTTGTTTGTTCTTCTTAAGAAGACTAATCATATATCCAAGAACATTCTTTCCTGGAGTAACTGTCTTATCTAAACCATACACATTACCAATTCTTAGAATTCTATATTTGATTCCAAAAGTCTTGCAATATGAAATCAAAAGTTGTTCTGCAGTTCGTTTTGTGATGGAATAAAATCCTGTTGGATTGCAACTGTACCATTCTTTGTAGTCAAGAACGTCATTTCCATACACAAATCCAGAACTAATAAAATTAAAAATGACATCCCTGTCTCTACATTTAGATAGGATGTCAATAAAAAGAGATAAGTTTGTATCAATATCTACGTGTAGGTCTTTGAAGACACTTTGATTTGTAGTTGTACTGATGAAATATAAAGCTTGATCTGTTGAGAAATTCTTTTCTTCTCTAGGAACTGGAGTTATTTTATCTGGATACATTCTACAAAATGTACTTCCAATATATCCAGTAGAACCAAATACAGAAATATCATTCATACTTATCACACCTGATAAATGTTTTACCTTTCATATCTTTTTCAGATAGAATAGGGTCTCCAGTGTTATGCCAATTAATATCTAGAGAATTCCAAAGAAGTGTTCTATCATACTTTGGATAGTAGAAGTCTGTCGTTTTGTATGTGATATGTGCTGCTTCACTCAAAGTATAGAAACCATGAGCAAATCCAGGAGGAACCCAGAGTTGAAGTTCTGGCCTATTCAGTTCAACACCATACCACTCACCAAAAGTTTCTGATGATTCACGAAGGTCAACGATCACATCATAAACAGTTCCCCTAATACAGCGAACAAGTTTACCTTGAGGATGTTTGATTTGATAATGAAGTCCCCTCAGAACTCCCCTATGAGACATAGAGTGATTGTCCTGAACGAAGTCATATTCAATTCCAAACTTTTTCTGATTGAAAGATTCCATAAAGAATCCTCTACTGTCAACATATTTGTCAACTTCAATCAGAAGTGCGTCTTTAAGACCAATGTCAATAATTTTCATACCACTTAATTGTTTGTGCGAGACCTTCTTCTAAATTAAATCTGGGTTTCCAATTCAATTCATTGGAAATTTTTTCAATACTAGTGGAGTACCTTCGATCATGTCCAGGTCGATCTTTCACATATTCTATCATAGATTCGTCCTTACCCATCAGATCAATGATTTTTTTAACAAGATCAATGTTTCGTACTTCACACTCTCCACCAATATTATATTTCTCTCCAACTTTCCCATTGTTTAGAACTTCAATCAAAGCCTCACAATGATCAGTAACAAACAACCAGTCTCTAATTTGTTGACCATCACCATAGACAGGAACTTTCTTACCTTGAATAAGATTCAAGATTGTTTGAGGAATCAACTTCTCCTTATATTGTCTAGGGCCATAATTATTTGAACAGTTAGTAATAACTGTAGGAAGACCATAGGTATGATGAAAAGCATTTACAAAGTGATCACTCGATGCTTTTGATGCAGAGTAAGGATTTCTTGGATTGTAAATTGTTTCCTCTGTAAATGACCCCTCATCAATAGAACCATAGACTTCATCAGTCGAGACATGTAAGAACTTCTCCACTTCAAATTTCAAAGCATGTTCAAGAAGATTCACTGTACCAAGAACATTTGAATATACAAATGGACGACAATCTTTAATTGAATTGTCAACATGACTTTCTGCTGCAAGGTGCATTACATACCTTGGAGCAAATTTCATAAAGGCAGATGTTACGAATTCTTTATCGCAGATATCACCCTCATAGAATTCAAGACAGAACTTTCTAGAATTCTTAGGCATGTTATTGATGTCTGCTGCATAACTTAAACTATCTAAGCAGACAACATGGCCATATTGTTCAGACAATGTATGCAGAAGATTACTTCCAATAAAACCTGCACCACCAGTTACTAAGATTGTCATTTTTGATTGTACTTCTCCAATAGTGTAGGTGAATATTGTGCAGGTTCTCTAACTTCAGGACTATCTTTAAGTTGATCCCTCTTTAGTTTCTCTAGAGTATAAACTCTATTACGAAGTTCAGTAGAGGAATATTTGTGTTGCCTCTTATGATAATGAATCTCAATATCATTATCAATACAATATTGTCTACCTGTAAAGTCTCTGTCTTTATATTCTTCGCTTAAAAATCTGATGTCAATCTTCTGTGTCTTGATCATATTCAAAAGATCTTCTTCTGTTTCATAAACAAGAATCTCATCAACATACTTACATCCCTGTACCTGTACATATCTCTCATAAACACTTTGCGTCGGTTTATTTTTGATACCAGGTCTATCGATAGTTGGATCGACTTGCAAGGCTACAATCAACCAATCACACAAGTCTTTTTCCATTTTCAACATCGTTACATGCCCAGCATGAAACAAGTCAAAGGAACTGCAGTTAAATCCAATCTTCATTACAGATATTATTCTATAAAAATTATACTAAAAAAGGGTGGTTTATGCAACCACCCTTTTAGGTCTTTCATGCACGCCACTTGCTCTTTATCCTGAAGCAAGAAACAGGGCGGGAGTATGAACCCCATCCGCACCACTTGCTCTTAGGAAAAGCAAGAAACCTCAGAGAGCGAGATCATTAAAATCTAGATTGAGTCTAGTTGCTTTCAACTCTTCAAGAAGAGCTGTGTACTTTGCTTCTAGTACTGCAAGTCTTTCATTACTACCTCCTCCACATGGAGTGTGTGCTTTCGCTTCAAGAGCTTTTAATCTTGCTTCGACTTCGACATCATATTTTGACATCGCTGCACCACTTGCAGACTTTGCTGCTGTTCCTTTTGTTGCCATTGTTTTGAATAATTAACTCTGACATTATTTAGTTTTAGAGGGTCTTATGACTCCACCACTTAGTTTTACGAACTAAGAAACGCAGGGGTCTTAATGACCATCCCGACCAGGGCTAGTTTAGCGACTTACCGAGTCTTTAATATAACAAGGTACACCTTCAGGATCAAGCCATTTGGTGTACTCAAAGTCATCAATCGCAGTCATAAGTTGCATTTGATTGTCTAGCAGATACATGTCACTGTATCGTTTAGTCCAACTGTTTGCTTTTTGAATACGATAGTCTGGCATACCATTTTCTAGTACACCAGCATCAACATAACGATAAGGAAAACGCTCTAGGAGAATTTTCACGCAACCTCCACAGACTCAAGATCAACAGCGATTTGCTCCATCAGAATATCATAGTCATCAAGGGGATCGCCAGAGAAGACGACACCTTCATTTTCATAATAACGACGGACCTTTTTGAGAAGTTTCGGATTCTTCACATCCAGGAAGAAATCACCATTTACAGCACCCTTGAGGGTTTGAATGTCTTTCTTGAACTTAGCAGTCAGTGTCATTGTTTTGTGTGTTGACCTTGTTATTATAAGGGTTTGACAGAGAACTGTCAATAGGGATCGCGAGGATCGAACTCGCCTTAGCCGAATTATGAGTTCGGTGCATTCACCAGATTGCTAGATCCCCAGAGGCACTCAAGGTGCGTCGTTGTGCTCGGTGTGAATCTTGATGAATTCGTCTTGGGCGGGCATCATCACTGCTGCTTGACCATCTTCTTTTACTATACCAATGGTTTCTCCATTTTCAACTCTTGAGAAGAGTTCATCGAAATTGTCTTCCCATTCTTTGATCGTAAAGACTTCCATTTACTTTTTTATCTCCAATAAGTGAGTCTTAATCTTTATCAAATAATTATACAAAGGTTCAAAAGTATAGTCAACTTTTGAATCAACTTTTACTGACATATCAAACTTTTCATTTCCAACCAAAGTTTCGATTGTATATGTTTGATAGTATGCCATGAAGTGTTGAACAAGAATATTTAAATCAACCTTGTTCAAAAAATCTTCTTTCAATTCATAATAGCGTTTTCCACTAGGATGATCTCTTTGAATTTTATAGTAGCTTTTGGCAAACCACTTCATCTCATCGAAGATTATCTTTGCATGGTTCTTAATATCTATAACCAAATCATTATAGTAACAATGAGAAAAAGAGGATAAAAGATTCTCCACAAACACTGCATTATATTCTGCAATATGATTTGGTTCTTTTACATAATCCCACTCAAGATCATCATGCATTGCACAAATGAAATGAGCAATATCATGACATGCTTTCGTTGGTGGTGGTTCTGTATTCTCTCTTACATCTTTCTCTCCAGATTCATATTCAATTACAGTAAGGACTTTTCCATGGTTCCAAGTCCAATCAATACATTTTATATGATCCATTTAGATAGTTTAATAATCGGGGTGACAGGATTTGAACCTACGGCCGCTCGCTCCCAAAGCGAGTGCTCTACCAAACTGAGCTACACCCCGTTATGCATGGGATAATTATAACCTTACTTGTGCTTCTTGTCAAATGGTTCCCAATGTTCCCATCCATATTTGTGAACTGCCCACATTCCTAGGATAGGAACAAAGACTAGAGACCATCCAAGCATGGCCATTGTCCACCATGTATTTAGTACCCATGCTGCAAAGTGTCCTGCAGAGTGAATCATCCTCTATACCTCCCAGGCCATGTAAGTTGCATTCCTGCCACAAGAAGTCCCATAAAGACAATTAAAAATATTAGAGTCATTGATTTATTCCTAGTTCTTTAAGATATTCAATCCACCAATCAGGATCTTTTTTACATTTCCAATCAGGAACAGGTTTTCCTTGATCTTTATAATATTCATTAATTGCATCACTTATAATCTGTTCGATCTCCATACTCCTCTTCCTCCTCGTCAACGTCTGCATATGCATCTGCCACATAAGGTCCGTGTGGTTTTTTGGATTCTGCTTTGACATATCTTCGTTCATCGTTTGCTGAGAATAACAATAAACTGAGTTTCATTACAATCCATATGATTGCAATTGGCGATAGACAGGCAATTAAAACTACTGGGTTCATTCGTCATCGTCCTCTTCATAAAGTGGGCATGGTTCCTCAAACAAATGTTCCATTCTAAGTTGTTTGATACGTTCTCGAAGTCCTTTGTAGAACTCTCTTCTTTCGTCTTGGTTCATTTACTTTTTAAATAGATCTTCGACTTGTTTACGCGCCTTGATCATTTTATTCTTTTCACGTTCGGTATGTTTGTATCCATACTTACCATGAAAAATTGCATGTCCTTGCCAAAACATAGTCACAGCAAAAAGTAATGCTAGTACAACTCCTATCCAATCTACAATGTGATTTTGAGCCATGGTAGTAGTGGTGGTATCACTCCAATGAGTCGAAGAAGACCTTCAGAAAAAAGACCTAGAATGAAAAATCCAACAAACATACTAATCATTCCAGCATTACGATTATGTCTTCTTATGGCATCATCAATCATCTCCTGACACTTATCTTCAGTAATATAGTGAGAAGGTTTGATTTCATCCATCCTGTGACTCATCTTCAAGTTTCCCCAAACTAACCATTCTATCTTTCCAGGTTACTCCACCTTCTAATCCATTACAAGGATTTATGCAGGTTTCATCACCATGATTGTTACATACCAGTCCAGCAAGATCCATTTCATTCCCTATCTTGCCAGTATACCAGTAGTGCTGTCCTGCAATCCAGGTCGCACCACACTTTGGACACTCTTTGGTATCAGAGGTCATTCTTTTTATGCTCCTTGAGTAATTGTTGGTAGTTTGCAGTATCCTTAAGAAGTCTCCTTCTAAGTCTATGCTCCATCCACTTCATTTGAACTCTTATTCCTGCATAACGGATCTGGAGATCGATGAATTGAATTAGCCTCATCGTAGCATCGTATCCTGCATATGCAACTAAACATGCAAATGTCAGGATAAGAAGATAAAAGATGACCATTTATGATCCCCATATAAACCTATATAGAGATTAAACATTCTCTTAAGAATGTTGCATATTGATACAAAACGGAGAGGGTGGGATTTGAACCCACGGATGCTTTCACATCGCTGGTTTTCAAGACCAGTGCCATAAACCACTCGA